GCTTATTTCGCGGTATACTTTCATTGTATTGTCATCCAAGTCGTACCACGTATCACCCTCTGAAACATTTGTTCCTGTAGGCGTATCGTTAGAACGAAAATCTTGGTCTGCAAGCTGCTCTAAAGCAGATTGTACGTTTGTTGCTGTAATGGTACCATGGGGTGTAAATCCCATAGCCCCTGCATCCGCTAATGCAACAGCTAATCCTTTAGCTTCTACGGTAGTTACAGAGGGAACTATGTTGAGAGTTGTTACGTTCTCCGCAACACTTATTGCAACATTAGTCTCTGCTATAACTATTTGAGTGCCGTCATTTGGAATAATATAAGACATTATCTTGTAACCTCTTGAGTAAGAGTTACCTCCCCAAAGAGAAGCCTAGATACTACTAAGTTATTTGAGCTGAATATTTCAAGGTCGTAAAAGAACCTTCCTGCAGTTAACGAACTCGATGCCGCATTTCCTAAAGACAGGTTTATTTTACCATTAGTAGGAGTGGGTATTGTGCAGGTAAAAGTAGCGGATAATTCGGAAGAACCTTTAGACGGCCGAAGCTGGGCTCGAGCTGAGTAACCAGTCAGGTTTTTTACTACACCTGCTTCGGCTACTGTAAACTCTACCGCAAAGTCGGATCCTTGGTCAATAACTAGGTCATAACGGGCTGCACTCATATCATTTTCTCCATTACAGAATTATAGCTAAGTTGGGGTGTTATGTCAAGATATATTTTTTTCATGGTATTAAGCCAGATTTCCGATCTTAACTCTTAGAACTCCGCCCGAAAATATCTTAATTACATTATTTGTTCCATCCATTTGTATTCTATCATTTCCACTATCTGCAGAGATCTGTAGCTGCTCTGAAGTAATAGCATCAGCATCAATATGACTAGCTACAATAGTATCTGCCGCTATATGGTTTGCATTGATTGTTCCTGCTTCTAAAAAGTCTACAGACAGGCTAGGTATGCTACTTGCAGTCGCGATAGTATTTAGATTGCCTGTGGTACCTATCTCAGGCGTACCGGTTGAGCCATCGACTACACTTATTCCAGAGTTAGAAACTGCAGAGAGAGTCTGTACTCCTGAAGTAATAGTAGTATTACCTGCCATGGCAGTAGTAGCCGTAGTACCTATTGCTAGATTAGAAGTACCTGCACCAATAAAAGTACGGATAGCGGCACCATCGCTACAGAATCTTGTATAGTTGTCACTTCCATTATTAACTCTAAAAGCCATAGCTCCTGATATAGTGTTTTGATTAGTGTAGTTTGACCTAACCAATCTTACGTTTATATCTGCGGAGGAATTTCTTTTTACAACAGTACTTGCGGTAGCGGCTTCTGTACCTCCACTGTTTGTAATATAAGCCGACCCGTTTGTTAACTGGTTATTGTTTGTAATATAGTTAGCATTTGTAGCACCTGTGTAACCCAAATTTCCTAGGGTAAGAGCCCTCGTAGCAAAAGCTGTAACATGTCCATTTCCATTTACAGTAACATCGCTTATTACGTTAGCACCTGTTAATGCGGCTCCCATATCTACGCCTTCCTGAGGGTGGACATAGTTGTTTGCACCATCTGCTACATTCAGTAGCGTTCTTGCGGCGGCTGCTGTATAAGAACGACCGTAAGTATCACTACCATTAGTACCCGTAAACATTCCCATTCCGCTTGCATTGCCTGAAGTAGAAAAAGTTCCTGTTCCGTTGTAATAAACTCCAAATATATAGCCGTTGGCCTGTCTTCTAACAACCGTATTAGCAGTTGCTCCTGTATCTATCGTATAAGGAAAGCTGTAGTTATTTGCGCTGGCTGCTACACCGTCTAGCTTATTCTTTAAAATGGTAGTAAAGTTTTGTTGAGTCAAGCCACCTGCTCCTACTGCAATAGCCGAAGTATAGTAAGGTGCAGCAGTATTAGTAGCACTTGCAGCTACTCCATCTAACTTATTCTTTAAAGTAGTAGTAAAGTTTTGCTGAGTTAATCCACCTGCTCCGACTGCGATAGCCGAAGTATAGTAAGGTGCAGCAGTATTAGTAGCACTTGCTGCTACACCGTCTAGCTTATTCTTTAAAGTAGTAGTAAAGTTTTGTTGAGTTAAACCGCCTGCTCCGACTGCGATAGCAGAAGTGTAATGAGGAGCTGCAGTATTAGTAGCACCCGTTGCTACTCCATCTAACTTATTCTTTAAAGTAGTAGTAAAGTTCTTTTGTGTAAGACCTCCATCTCCAACTGCTATAGGAGAAGTATAAGTAGGAGCTGCAGTATTAGTAGCACCCGTTGCTATACCATCCAGTTTACTGCTACGAGTAGAAGTAAAGTTGATTTGTGTAAGACCTCCATCTCCAACACTATACTGAGTATTGGGAGTTGTTACCGTATCTGTGGTACCGTCTCCTCTTCTTAGAGTAATCGTACTGCCACTAATTGTCATGGCATTTGCTTGACTTCCCAGTGCTTGTGCTTGATCTGTCTTAACGTATGCAGAAGGCAATGAACCTCCAAATGTGGCGGCATCTCCATCATCAGCATTAGTAATATACCCTGCCCCGTTTGTAAGCTGATCATTATTCGTTACATTTGTAGCTCCTGCTGCTATACCGTTTAGTTTCGTAGCAAAAGTAGAGGTCATTAAACCCGTAGTACTAGCAGTAGCATTTGGGATAGCACCTGTATAGTAAGGTACTGCAGTATTAGTAGCTCCAGTTGCTACTCCATCTAACTTATTTTTAAGAGTAGTAGTGAAGTTCTTTTGTGTAAGACCTCCATCTCCTACAGCGATAGCAGAAGTGTAATGAGGAGCTGCAGTATTAGTAGCTCCTGTTGCTATGCCATTAAGTTTAGTATGGTCAGCATTTGTAAAGTCATTAGTAGTAAGACCCCCGTCTCCTACAGCGATAGCACCTGTATAGTAAGGTACTGCAGTATTAGTAGCTCCAGTTGCTACTCCATCTAACTTATTTTTAAGAGTAGTAGTGAAGTTCTTTTGTGTAAGACCTCCATCTCCTACAGCGATAGCAGAAGTGTAATGAGGAGCTGCAGTATTAGTAGCTCCTGTTGCTACACCGTCTAACTTATTCTTTAAAGTGGTAGTAAAGTTCTTTTGTGTAAGACCTCCGTCACCTACGGCTATAGCACCTGTATAGTAAGGTACCGCAGTATTTGTTGCACCTGCAGAAATTGTATCTAGCTTTGCTCCGTCAACGGAAAGGTCTCTTCCATCTACAGTTTGAGTACTTGAGAAAGTAATATTGCCAGTCATTTGACCACCTGCTTTCGGCAGTTTAGTAGCAATAGCAGTAGTAAGTGTAGTATTTAAATCTGCATCATTGTTCAAAGCTGTAGCAATTTCACCTAAAGTGTCTAAACTAGCACTTGCAGTACCTACAAGATCACTAATTGCATCGTCTACATATGCTTCGCTAGCAAAACCAACACTACCGCTGAGTTGCGCTGCAGTAATAGTAACACCACTAATAGTGAGATCGGTACCATCCCATAAAATAAATTTACTTGCGTTTCCAAAAACCATCTTACCTGCTGTAAGATCTAAAAAGGCACCTTTTTCTGCTCCACTTGGAGCCGCATTTGCATCAGGCATTGTATTGCCTTTGATAGTACCTGCAGTAATTGCTCCAATGTTTGCATTAATAGAAGACAAGTTTGCAACATTAATTTTTGTAGCATCAATAGTACCTGCAGTTATGTCATCTGCGTTTAAAGCACCTCTTATAACCATGCTAGCAGATGCGGCATGCCAGAACATATACTTATTCGCAGCAGCATTACCTACATAAAAGTCTCCTGTAGAAGTTAAATGAGCACCAGAACCTGTAAGACTGCCTCCAGCAATTTTTGCAACAGTAGTTCTGTTTCTTGCTTTACCAGTACCAGTACCTGTATTAGCCGCTGTGAATATACCTCCAAGATTATAAGACTGCCCACTTGTGCCTGCAGTAGTATTCCATTGACCTTGTGTTGTGTTTCCCAGATCTGTAATGTAGTACTCTGTTCCTATTACGAAATCCCCTGCGTTTAGCTCTAGAGACGGACCTACACGAATGTCCCGAGTAACAATTGCATCAGAATCTAACATCTTTGTATTTAGAGTACCGATTGTTGCGACTTCTGCCATTAAAGTTTTAAATGTAGCACTCGAACCCGTAATATCATCTACATCAAGTGTTCCTCTAAACTTCATTGTGCCTGCGGACTGGTCCCAGAATAAATACTTATTTGAGGAAACATCTCCTACATACATATCACCATCTTGTTTAAGATTAATACCTGCGCCTGTAAGTGTAGTACCATTAATAACAGGGGCTGTACCGCCGACAGGAAACACTTTAACTTCACGAGCAATTACAGAGTTTGCATTTAGTACGTCAGTATCTACAACACTAAAAGTACCTATATTTGCTACAACCTGTCCAAATGTTCCACCCGACGAAGTAGTATCAATGTTATCTATCAGTATAGTGTCACTTGCAATTTCTGTTGTAGTGACAGCATTTTCCGCTATCTCACTTGTAGTAACACCATTTTCTTCTACTATATCTCCAGCAGGTTTAAGAACAGCATCAATCTTTGCATAGCTCTCGGCAAGAACTAATCCGCTAGAGGTATTATAAACTCGTGCAATAATAAAATCATTAGCATAATCTATGCGAATATTTGGAACAAAACCTTGTACACCACTAAAAGAACTAAAGTTATTTGTTACGTAAAGAAGCGTATCACTCACTACAGCAGCAACTTTATATCCTTCTGTTGAACCTAGCTTTAAGTTATCTCCGTCTTTAATCTGAGTTAAAAAGGCTGTTCCAGAACCTGTAACTTTAGTAGTACCTACAGCTTTACTAAAAGTACCTGTTAAAGCCGAGCCGTATTTATTTGTAGTATTTCCAGATCCAGCATCGTACCAAAAACCATTGCTAAAAGCGGGTCTATGGTATTTAATAAGTTTTAGTCTGTCTGTACTGTCACTAGCATCTAAAAGAATATACGCATGTTCTCTTATAAACTCTCCTTCTGTGGCTCTATCGCTTTCGCTCCAACTTATTATAGGCAGAGTAGTACAGCTCTGCTGCCAAGCGGCAGATGAAGTACTAGTATTTGTTATAGATTTAGATATCCCGCTAGGGCTTTTTGCTGTATAAGCATACCTTTTGAAAGTAAACGCATCAGACTGTATTCCGAAACCAACACTAGTAGTACCCGTATAAGGCACGCCTTCTGGCATACGAGGAATATTTTCTTTATATTTATCACTTACTCTTACCTCTGTTACTAAGGCTTTTGAAACATTCTGCAGTATATTAACTACCTTTACAGCTATTTGGTAGGTTCCGTCAGTTACCCCTTCGATAACATAAGAAGTTTGATTACTGCTTTTAATTGTTATAGGGCTTTCTATCTCTGGAAAATTATGAGTTATTTCATAACCTGCTATATGCTCATAATTACCGAGTGTTCCTTCTTCTGCTCCAGTTGTTGCATCTACTGCTGTGCCTACAGCTAAAGGCGGAGTCCACTGTATTGTTAATTCTTCTCCTATTTTCTCAGGATTCATCATACTAGTAGCATACACATCTGTTACCGGAGGCACTACATCATTATGCCTAACGGCAGGGTATACACTATCTGCTATATAAGTGGTAAAATCTTCATCTACTGCTGAGAACTTTTCATCATAGTGCTCAACCGCAGTAATACTAAATTCATTTTTAGACCCTTGAGAAATAGCTAATACTTTGTACTCTTTTGCAGAGCCTAAAACGGTTTGACCTCCTGCTGTTTCTGTAAGTACCCATATACTCTCTGCAGGAGGAATTGCTGAAAAAGCTGTAGTTACAGTTAAAGTATCTACACTACTTCCGCTAAGAGAGGCCGTTACATCCTGTGTTTCCACGCGAGTAGTTTCTGACCAGCTTAACACCAAGGCTTCAGTACCGGTTGCAGTTGCTTTAGCATTTAGAGCTTTTGTCTCGGTATCAATATTTTGAAGAGTATAAGTACCGTTATTATTAGAATCAATAAATGCCTGTTTTACTAAGTCTCCTTTCTTATAGTCTACGCCGGAGATAGTTACATCTTCTGTTGCAAAGGCACCTGGCTCAACAAACATTACAGAAAGCTTATAAGTACTTCCCGATATTAAATTAGTCGTACTATCTAAAGGGATGGAGGTAGTACTGCGAGCTGTTCCTGAGTTTGAAACTCTTCCTCCTATACGAACTGCATATCTATCTGCATCCTGTATATTTACAATATCTCCTGGCATAAGAAAAGTAGCATTTAAAGCAGTCGAAAAACTAACAACCTCTCTCTGATTAGCCGCAGTCCATAGCTTCCATCGACCGTATCTTAAAGCTTGTCCTTCACTTGTTGCTCCCATTGCCATTGCACTTTGAGAAATAATTGTGCCAGTTTTAGCAATATTAAATCTATCTTCTACAATAAGAGGAGACGCTTTATAATTGGCCTCAGGATCTATCCAAGTAACGACACACTGATTAATTCGTGTCTTGCTTCCTGTACCTTCATAAGCAAACTTACCTTCTATTACATTAGCTTTGGTAAAATTATAAACAGGACCAGAAGGTGCGTCTATAACAGGAACAACTTGTCCATCAATGTAGTAAAGCATGCTACGGAACACCGTAGCAATATCTTTCAGAACTTTATATGCGTCAGCAGCTTTAGTAAAGTATAAATTAGCGGTAAAGCGAGGCTCTAGACCTCCTTTTCCATCGTCAACGAGGGCGTCACAATACCTTGAGATTCTATATAAAGCATATTTATCAATATCAGTATCTTTTAGAAAGTCTCCTAATCCATAGCGATTATTTGTAAGTATATCATAAAATACCCAAGCAGGGTTATTTGTATAAAGTTTTTCCGAGGCAAAAGCACCGTCCCAGTCTTGGTAAGAAGTAGTAGTAGCACCGGTAGTAACATTACGATTATAAGTAGCAACTCCATCACTCGTCTGCTCTCTTGTAATATAGTTGGAAGGAACAGATACTTTTAGACCTCTAGCATGGTAGGAGCGTGTAGGCATGCCTTGAAACTTTTTTGTATCAAAAGTTACTTTACCGAGTGCAGTAAAAGGGTGTGTTAATATATCTTTAATAACACACGTTGTATTTGTTAAAGAAGCCGAAGTAACTTGCGTCCAGTTAGATCCTTTTTCAGTTTGAGTTTTATATGCATCTCCTTGGTGGTCAGTTATTCTTTCAACTTGTATTTTAAAGTCAGAAAAAGGCCTAAACGCTGTTAAGTCTACTGTTTCAACAAAAGTAACTGCGTTTTTATGTATTCCCTGATGAACTAACGGATGCTTTAAAACTTGGTAAGCTTCAAAAGAGCTTTCTCCAGGTTTTTTAATTGCTATCATGGTTCTATATTGAGTAAAAGTGCCTCTATCACTTCCTTCACCATTTACTGCATAATGTCCGCTTGGATAAGCAATAGTAAAACGGGCTTCATCTACTTCTTGCAATTGGCTAGCAGTTAGCTTGAAACCAGCGTTTGAACTTCCTATCAAAACTTTAGGGGCATCTCCCGTGCTTGAATTATAGGTACTACTTATCTGTAAAGTGCCTCCTGCACTCGGAGAATTACTTATAGAAGTAGATCCGTGTCCTCCTCGGCCACTAAAGGGAGTTTGAGCGAGCGTACCTACCCTAAACTGAGTGGTTACTCCCTCATGGTTAGTTGTTTTTGTTTGTGTTATAGGGTCGAGTTTCTTAACTATGGCTCCTGTAACGTCAAATCTAAGGCTTAATACAGGATACGCAGCAGGGTTGCCTGACCATGCTGACTCCAAAATAACAGTAGTTCCTGAAATAGATGAAATTTTAGCTATTTTGTCTACTTCTAGCCAGTAGCTACCATCAGGAACCCATAATCCTGAAGGGCCTGCGGCGCCTCCGGGAACAAACTCAGCCACAGAACCACTAGTTCTTTTAGTTATCCAACCCTCTCCAAAAGCACCATCTCCTACTCCTCCAGCTTCCATAAGCCCTAGTCTTGCAGGAACATGAGTGTCTACATCCTCAGGAGTAGAAATCATACTATCAGTAAAGAAGGCAGACCCGTCAGTAGTCAGAGTAGCAGTAATAGCATAGTTATCAGTGCCTGCAGATCCGTTTGAGGCTGTTACCTGTTTTGTTCCGTGCGCAGCTCGTACAATTAAATACTTATCTCCTGTTTCTGACTGTATAATTGGATTTGCTCCCGCTCCCGTAATAACAGCAGAGGTAGAGCCGTTTGTTAAAGTGACTCTGGCAGCGCTTTGACTATAGTAATTACCAGTCTCTGAGAGAGGAACGGCCCTATCGTCGTTTAGATAAACAGAAGCCGCTCCATCAACAAGTCCATAAATAGGCCCTTCAGATATAAGATCTGTTATTGATATTGTCTGTCTATCTAGTGCTAAATGGCTAAAATCTAGATCGAGGGAATCTATGTTAAATCCTGGAATAAGGTTCATTGGGGGCTCCTATTAGGGCTGCTGTGTCTGTGAAACTATATTAGTATTATTTGCTGCGTCTGTTGCGGTATTATTTATCATATCTTGGTTGATCTGGCCACCGCTACCGTTTCCACCTTGAAGTATATCTACAGATATGGGTCTACCTGGCACTCTAAGTTCTCCGTAAAGAATGGGGATAGGGTCTCCTTCTACAGCATTGTTTGCTCCTCCGCTAAAAAGATAATTGGTAGGAGCATCTTTATCGACAGCAGGGTCAGGTGCCATTAACTGCTGTATGCCAGCAATAGCAAGGCTTGTTGCTAGCTGGACACCTCCCAGTACTGCTAAAGTTCCTGCTGTTCCAAAACTTCCAGCCATAGCCGCAGTAATAAGATTACCTCCTCCTGCTAATGCTAGGGGGTTAAAAACTAAAAAAGCAATTATAGCTATCGCTGCTAATATTTTTCCAAAACCGCTTTTAGAACCTGCAGGTACCAAAGATATAGTTATGTCTCCTTTAGCTAAAGGAGTAAGTGCATCTGTATGGTCTATAGTACCATCTTCTGTTTCAACTATAAAATTTATATCTTGTTCGTGGCAATTTCTTACATAAGCTAAAAAATCAGGTCTGTTTGCGTTTATGCATTTAAAAACTTCCGCATAATTACAGGTATTGACAATAAACTTATTGCCAAATCTTTCTCCTAGCTCTCCTTGTAAATATACACTATGCTGCATAACGATAAACTCCGGTTATATACTTTTTCCAAAAGGGGTAAATATTTTCCCTACAGGATATTCTGTTTTCTGCATGATGATAAAATATATCATCTCCTAAATAAACTCCGCAATGATTACCTACTAAAGCATTGATTGTAAAAATGACTAAGTCACCTTTTTGCATGTTGTCTTCTATTCTTTTAAACCCCCAAGTACCTATGTACTCGTCGGTAAAATAATCTAAATCTTTTTTCCACCAATCGTCTTCAAAAAGAGGGCGGTTAGGTATTTCCAAACCTTTTGAAATATAATAATCTTTTGCCGCTTCAAAACAATCATTTACACCAAACTCATAGTCTCTTCCGTAAAGAGATTTACTCTCTCGTACAGGGTGCAATATCTCCATATCCATTTCAGGATAACTAAATATATAATAAGGTATTCCCACCGCATTACAGTACTTAATATCATTTCCACTAGGCTCTGTGGTTCCATCGGGATGACTATGTACAATACCTACAATATCTGCTCGGTGTCCTATACTAATATACTGTTTTGAGTCTATAACGAAGTCATTCTCATCTTCTGCTACATTATCACAAGGAAACCATTCTTTCTTTCCTTTAACTACTGCTAGTACGCCACAGCCTTCTTTAGGGTACCACTTTTCAAAATGTTCTCTAATTTCTTCTACTTGATTCATAATTAATACTTTAAGGTTCCGGGGAATGATCCAAAAGGTAGACGGGCTGCTAAATTTGTTGATCCTTCTGGTTTTTGATTTGCACTTGTAAGCACGGAAGGTTTAAAGCCGTATCGAGCTTTACAAGATTGTAATGTTTTACCACATATTTCTTCTCTAATCCAATAAGGGCTTGTGTTTGTAGGTACTTGTCCTGTTGACACTCCTGTTGCTTTCCAGATTGTTACTCCATCATACCGAACAAGAGTGCCTATTTGATAAGTGGTTCCCGAAGCCCATTCAGTCCATTTACGAACTTCTTTCCAATAGGCAGAAGTTGTAGAAGGAGCGTTGCCTGTTCCTGCAACTGTACGCACCCAAAACTTGCCTCCATGAGTAATATAGCTGCTGGTAGTGTATGAGGTACTTGCATTAAAAGTAGCAGTAATACTTTCTGAGGCTATGAGAGGTCGATCGTCAAAGTCAAAGTAGGCTTTATGAGCACGCACAGTTCCATCTCCATTATAGTTAACTGCTCCGTCTGTATTCCACGTGCACCCTCCGCCTTTTCCGGAAGCATGTCCTTGATATTTCCAGCTACAATACTTACCTACTACAATGCGTCGCGGTATCTGTACATTCTCTAAATCAAAAGGAGTAGCTACTTCATAAGTAATAGAAAGTGCGTTCTCTTCTTGCACTCTATCAATTACATATTCTTGAGTAGAAAACTCTATTGGAGGAGATGCGTCTTCAGGGCCTCCTACTAGGTATTTTCGAAGAGTTTGACGACGTTTAAGTCTTTGTCCTATTAAGTCATCATTTTTAAAGTCTCCTAGCTCTGACTGAAATAATGAACCTATGTTTGCAACCGTAAAAGAAGGCCTGCTGGATGCTCCATCGGCTTGCAGTTCGAGGCCATCAATCATAATAGGCATTGGAGTGTAGTCGCGACTAGTATGAGTATTTTGAGTAACTAGTCCAATTCCTGAACCTACGCCTGTTGCAGTAAATACAGTACCTATGTTATTATTTGCAGCTCCAATTGAGGGGTAATAAGTATTGGCTATGGTTTTTATAGTATAACTATAACCAACTATAATATTACTTGCAAGTACATTACCAGTAGGCGCAGTTTTATCTCGAAACTGTAAGTCTGTCGAATCAGAATCTAAACCAGGGTGAAAATACAAGGTTGTTCCGTTAGGCAAGGTTACTTCAAATAGTTCGATAAGTTCCGAATCAATTTCTTGCGTTTGTAAGTCTGTTGCTATTACGTTGCTCATGCCTCAAAAACTCTCTTTAATGATAGTGAAAGACTATAAAAATTATCATAGTCATAGGTTACTGAGTAATTAGTTGTTACTACTTTTACTTCTCTTTCTCCAATACCTGCAGGTCCCGCAGGGTTTGAACTTACATTAGAATCAGGTAAAATTAAGGGAAACTTACTTACACCCTTTCTTGCATCTAAAAAAGCTACTACATCATCGATATAAGCCTTAGGACGGGTTCTAAAAGTTAAAGAATAGGTTTCGTTTAAAGTATTAATTCCATCTGCAATTCGCTGCTCATACCCATCTCCAAAACTAGCGACCAGTACTCGGGGAGTGCTCTGCTTTGCCATTGATTTATCGGGGGTAGCGTATGTGCTACCTCCATCATATATAAAACCTATTGTCATTATGCTACTCCATACGGATTAAGTATTCCGCCTGATCGTTTTTGGTTGTGTAGTTCCGTTTGAACTGCAGAGGCTACGGCGGCACCAAGCTTGTCCATATCTGGTCCTGAACTGCCTTCTTTACTGCTTTGTCCGTCTGTAGATATATTCACTACAATATTATTGTTAGTAGCGCCACTCTCTTTCATATCTACAGGTATAGCTTTTCCATTTGGCAAAGGAACTACTGCTTCTGTTCCGTGAAGAGTTGCTGGATATCCTGAAGTTGAGCCTCTTGCGACTCCTCCAGTTGCGTATCCTTGCGTTTTTTTACCTTCTGAAAATACTCCTCCAGTTCTAGCAATAGCCGCTACATTATATCCTGAGGAAAAATCAGTCATTCCCGCATCAGTAGGTGCACCCATTCCAAAAGCACTCATAAGAATTCTCATAATCATCATTTGAGCAATCATTTGTGTGATTTGGGAAAGTATGCTTATTGCCATACTTTTGAAAGCCTCTTTTGCCGAAGCTGTTCCTGTAACAATTGAGGTAAAGGCGGCTGACATACTGCTTGCAATTCCATCAAAAAGTGCTTGCTTGTTTTCGGCCATTTTAGCAAGTATTGTTTGTGCTTTTATTTCCTCGTATAACAGGCCTTGCTCTGTAATTGTTAACTCTACTCCTCGACTTTTTAGTTCATTCATTTGAACATTGAAAGCCGTCATAGCAGGGTTCATAGATATAGATTGTACCTTTAGTTGCAGAGCTTCTGTCTCTCCCTTAGCGTTTAGTAGTACTAGCTCTCCTCTCTTTTTGTAAAGCTCTATCTCCTGGTTTAGAGAGGCTAAACGATTAGTAGCCCCTTGATTTGCTTTTTGAGCGTTAAAAGCGTTCATTGGATCATACCCTGGAGTTCCTTCTTTAGCCTTTTCAGCATCTACAATTTTTTGCGTATCTAATACATCTTGCTCTGCTTGTGAGCGCTTTGCATTTAGGTTAGTTCCAAAAGCTTTGTCTGCAGCCTGTCCTCGGGCTTGCCCAAATAAACCTGTCCCTCCTGCTTGAATATTTTTTAAAGCTAAAGAAGTACGAAAGATTGCGGTAGTTAAAGCCAGCCTTTTTCTTATTTGCTCATTTATAACTTTTTGCTGGTTCAGTTCAACAATCTTTATACTATTATTTTCTTCGCCTAATTCAATTTCTCTATTTGCTTGTTGTAACTTCTTTTCCCCTTCTATAATCTGTGCTTTTACTTGCGCGAGTGTAGTTATCTCTGTATCTATTAAATCTTCTCGGGCTTTTCCGTTTTCATCTGTTAAAGAAACTTCTTGTGATTTTAAGAGTAAAAGTGCTTGCTGCTCGTCATTTGCAGATTTAGATAATATTAATCCCTGTGCTTGGACATTTTTTATCTTGTCCTCTATAGTTATTCCGTTTGTTCGCATTGCTGCGGCTTCTGTCTGTGCGGTTACTTGTTCATTACTTAGCCTTGTCATCTCGTCTTGATTTTCTTTTAGTGCTTCAGTAAAAAACTTATTAGTCTCTAACCTTTTACTTAAATCGCCCAGTGCGGAGTTTTGAAGATTTAGCTGCTCTACACTTCTACTGTGAATATCTAGTATTTCTTTGGAGGGTTTGGCAAACACATCTACCATTTGAATTTCGCCTGTTACTGAAGGTAGGTCACTCTCTATTTGTCCAATTTTTAGGCCTTTTCCATCTCTATCAATATTATGTTTCTTTTCAAACTCTTCTAACTTAGCGGCTTCTTTACCTAATTCAATGCCCCTGGCTGATAAAGCTACGGTTTGGGAAGCGATTACAGCAGCTAAAGAAGATTGAAGTTCTGAGGCAAAAGGTTTTTTTATAGTACCAGTAAGTTTAGTAAGTTGTGTATTCATTGCTGCAATTTTTGAAGGCAATCTATCAAGAGTTATTCCAACATTTTGTAAATCGTTTCCAAGATTTACCATGCTTAGTCGCTGCTCATCGGTTATCTTGGTTCCGCTATTTAAAGAAGCGGACAGACCTTTAAAGCCCACATCTAATTCTCCGGCTGCATCTGCTGTTTTTATCATCCTTTCAAACATTTCATCGGGGATCATTCTATCGGGGTACATTTCAATAGCTTCATTTATTTCTTTAATCATAGAGGTCAAACCTAAACTACCCACAGCCTTTCCCCGTGTTTGTATCATGTCTGAGCCGTTAAGCATGCTGTAGTCTTTCATAACATCTACAGTACGGCCGAGTTCCTCCCCTAAAGTTTTGTACTTACTAGTGAGTTCTTCTGTTCTTTTTTCTAATTTTTTTGTCTCCTCAGACATAGGATAGAAGTACTCTTTTATCATTTTCATGCCATCATAAGCTATTGAAAGCATAGATATCCAAAAGAAAGCCTTACCTATTACTGCTCCTGCTGTAGCTGCTGCTCCTGCTAACCCTGCGAAAGCAACCTTAGCTGTAGAAGCCATTGAGGTTAATTGTAGTTTAAAGCTTTTTATAGCTAAGCCTCCTTTTTTCATTTGGAAGGCAAAGTCGGCCATGCCTTTTTTGTGAATGCCCGCCCTTATATTATAACTTTTTCGTAAATCAGCAACTTGTTGTGCGTTCATATTCTTTAAAAGACCTGTTCTCTTTTTTGCAGATTTTTTAAGTTGATTTTCAGCATGCAGAAGTGCTTTATCTGCTGCTCTCTGAGATCTTTTAGAGTCGGTGCCCCCCTTTAAAAAGTCTAGCCCGCCTTGCCCTGACTTAGTGCCGCCTGGCACCTCTGAGGCTATTTTTGCACCTGCTTTTTTAGCAATACTTGCATCATTCATACGTGCAAGTTTTAATTTTTCATAACTTTTCTGTGTTCTTGCAAGTCTTAACTGAACAGCCTGCTGATCTCTTCCTACTTGTTTGGCAGTAGCTTGACTGGACTCTTTCCAGGCACTCATACTAGGAAGTACTTGCTTAAGTAAGCCGCCTGCAAATAAAGCTACTGCTCCCGTTAGTGCCATCATATTATTAGCTAGAAAACTTGCTATAGGGCCTATAACGTCTGCAACGCCCGTTTTAATTTTATTTAGTAAGTCGTCAAAAGCTTTTGCAAACTGATTCAAAGAATGAGCGGTAGGATCCATCATTTTTTCCATGGCACCAAACTTACGTTCCGCTTGGGCTAATACTTCATTTGCTACTGCTTGGCTCCTTTCGAATTCATTTAGCTCATCTTTAGACTTACCAATTTCTTGACCATACTTGCGAGTAGCATTTTCCAAACGAAGTATAATACCTAATTCATCGAGTAGTTCAGGCTCTGCTTTTGTAACACCACGTATTAATCTATCGAAAGAATCGCCTAAATCTCTTCCTAAAGCAAGAGACGCATTCTTTGCCGCTGCACCCAATCTATTTAGCTGATCAGGGCTTATACCAGAAGCAGATCCAATTGCGGCTGCTTTTGCTGCTTCTGCATATTTTAGCTGTCCATTAGTGGCCTCTACTACAGAATTAGTTATTGTCTTGTAGGCCACACCCGTTACTGCGCCTAAAGCTTTTTGACCTTCGAGTAGGTTTTTGAAATCCATTGCACCTTTTAAGAAGTTAAAAGCTGCTGAAACGGCAAAAGCAGAAGCTGCCAGAGTTGCATAAACCCCTACCAGCCCTCCTGCTCCTTGCGCCATTTTAGAAAAGTTTTTTGTGCCTCCAGAAGAAGCTTGGGCAGCTCCTTTAATATTACGATCCACAGTGCGAGCAGAGTTACCCAGTTTGTCAAGGTTTTTAGCGGTTTTTTTCGACTCTACTCCGAGCTTTTTGGTACCACCCTTATCATCAACTTTTACATCAAGAATAATTTTATTTTTTGCCATTAGCCTTTCACATTATGGGTGAAATTCTTTCCACCGCCCGCAGAACGTCTTTGTTCTGCCTTTTTCTGCTTTTCTGCCTTATCTACTCTATGTGCTACTAGTATCCCTTCCCACATTTTCATTAGATAAAGCATGTGTCTAGGTTCTTCTATGTTATAAAGGTTGAATAGGTACTCTATATTGCCCCAGTTCTTACCCATGTAAGAGCCGGACATACCATCCCAAATATCCTCAAGAAATCCAAATATAAAAAATGCCACTTGGACATCAGAAGGAAGATCTGAAGTCTCGAGCGGCATCTTATCGGGATCGGGCTCTTCACCCAACTGATCACAGATAAGCAAGTACTTATCTAAATCAATCTGACCTGATTGCTTTACATATTTCTCAAGCAGAACCCGTATTGCGTCTACTTGTTCCCAGTAAAATTTTCAAGATCACTCACGGTTTCAGTAACCCAAGTATCAAAGTCACCTGCATTTCTCATAAGTAGCTCTGAGTTATCTTGTGTAAACGGGAGTTCATCATCAGGGTCAAGAGCAGAAACATCTACCAATAGAAGCTCTTCTAGGTACTTATATTTTAAGCCTGACCATCCTTTGATTACTGCTTTACAATACTCTACTAAGAATCTTTCTTCATCTAACTCTTCTTCTGGCTGACGAGTTTTTTTATTAAACTTTGTTGTAACACATCTTTTACGTAATTTTACTAGCTCTTCTCGGGCTAGGTAGCAAAGATCTATTGTCATACCTATATGACCTGGAAAGTCAATTGTTACGGTTTTACTAGGAGTCATAAGACTCGCAAGTGATACTACTGGTTTGGTTGTGTCGATCATGTTATATCCTTAGTTATCTTATTAATGGAAACGAAACAAGGGTGAAAATTCACCCTTGCTCCGATTTTCTATTACATAGTATAGTCCAAAAGACCTCCCATGTCAAGAACTTTTTTTACGTTGTTCCTATTATGCTACAGCCATGCCTTTGTACTGTATAGTAGCTTCATCTGCAGAAGTAATATCTGTAGGTAGAGCACTAAACGTAGTCTCAATAGAAATAACATCATCAATACTATGCGAGGGAATCTCTAAGTGACAAGCCGGAAGGTTTATCGACAAGTGAGGACCTGCTGTAGTACTTGCAGGAGTACCACCAATATGGAATGTTAAGTCAAAATCATTCGTAGTAGTAGTAGTAGAAGTAACCAGATCTTCAAATAAGTCTGAACTTCCTGCTGATGAGTTAGACAAGTAGCAAGTAAAGTTACCGCCAATAGTACGAGTACCTGTTACGTGTCCAATCGGTTGGTTTACCTCACCGATTGTATCTGGAGTCAAGTAAGTAATATTATTTTCAAAACTAACACTTCCACCTGTCAAAGTAAGGGTATACGCAGTTACAATGTTTTCCGCTGCAGTTGCTCCTACTACTAGAGTAGTTAATCTGTTACGAATAAAGTTATTAGTAGCAGATAATCCTTCCTTAATAGTTACTGTAGGCTGTGATCCTTCATCCGTAATACTTGAAGCAAAACCTGACCAGTTAATAGTAGCAATACCATCAATATCAAAGTCTACTGTTGCAGAGTTAACTACTGCTTTAGCAAGTTTATATACTTGGTGCGTGCCTGCATCATAAGCTCCTGAGCCCATAATAAAGTAAAGTTCAAGTTCTTTAACTACAGACTTGTTAGAGCCTAAGAAGTCTACTGTGAGACGTGGTTGAGTATTAGCATCCCAAGGCACAGAAGTTGTGTTATTAGTAACATTATCAGCCCAAGAAGAATTAGAAGAGGCTGTCCCTTCTGTAAAGGCTGCTGTTCCTACTAGTGCTGCCCAGAGAACTTCTTCTACTGCATGCACTTGTGCACTTGTACCGTCCCATCCAAGACCCGTAGGACTAGTTACAGCATCTACCGTGGATAGAAAGGGTCTTACATAAGTTGAAAAAGACCATTCTGCAGGTGCCATAGAATCGTTAAACATCTTACGACCTCTTCGGCTAACTCCTGCTGCTGACTCCATTTCGTTCAGAGTTACCTCTGATGCGTTTGTTGCTTGAGAGAACGAGAACCCGTCTAGTACTGGAATCTCAAAAAAGGTTGAGTCGCATTTCACAACCAGTTTCGTGTCTCTGCTAAAAAATAAATCATTTGCCATAGTTAATCTCCTATGTTATCCTGAAAAGACATGGACGTGAACTTTTGTTCGTGCCAGTATTTTCTAATATCGAACCTCTAAGACTATTTCTCCTACGCCTAGAGGCTCAAGTACACCTTCGTCGGTATCAATACTAACGACAGTGATTTGTTGTGTATATTGATCTGCATTGTTGCGATCTTTATACCTAATTCTTGAATTTTCTTCTATTACGGTCTCTACATCTTCTAATAGAGCATCCAGTGCCGCTACTGAATCTTCTTCTTTCACATAACACCGAATTGTTAAAGATAAAAATCTATCCTTATACCCCCCAGCTTGATACTCTCTGGTCTCTGACCCCGCATTTAAATGTAGAGCAGGAAACTCTTCTACCTCATCCCAAAACTTTAGGCGAGGAGATACATTTTGGTCTAAGTTACTTAAGTAGTACCCCGTACCGTCAATATCTTTTAAGGCATCAACAAGAGCTTCTACTATGCCAAGACGTCGGGTTGTGTACTGTCTACTTTGTTCCATTAAACTCTCCTAGTATAGAATCTTCCAATTGCGAACTGTACTGCAAGCTCTCGAATAGATCTATCAATTACTTGTCGGGGGTCTCGTTGACCATTTGCCCAAGGTGCTGCACCTCCCCCATCTTCAAACACCTGATAAGGATCTCTTTGATATGTATAGCCAATACTTGGAAACCCTTTTGCTGTTTGAACTATATCTGTTATTTCAACACTATTTGCAAACCTACCTGTTCTATTTTCTAAGCCAGGCTCTTGCATATTTTTTCTTACTGTTGAAGGTAACTCTTTATTTATTAAGCCTATTAAATGTAAAGGTCTTAAAGCAGGTTCTTTTCTTTTCTTCTTTATCCGCGTTTTCGGAGTTTTTAATATTTTACGACGAACCTTTGAAGACTTATTACTTTTTGATTCGTGGTTTTTAGTTGTACTAGTTCTTTTTGGCTTTTTTCTTTTTTTAGAAGGATCTAATTGCTCTACAAGCTGCTTCTCGATATCTTGCACTATTGTGGGAGAGCCTTTTAAATTAAGTATATCTATCTCTCCTAAAGACTCGGTGAATGCTTTAGTGTTTCCTCTTATAATCTCTGCGTAAACTCCTCCAACCCAAGAAGACAGTCTACCTTTAAATCTGTTTAACTTTCTATACTCTGCCTCTAGGTGTATAGCACCTGAAAGACCTTTCATAATATCTGCGTCTTTTTTCCAATCTATCGATACGTCGGGCCCTTCCGCAGCTGTATTAGCTAGATATTCTATTAGATCTATTTTATTTTCTTTTTCAGTACCATTTATAGAATCCATTGCGTCTATCTTTTGTACAACAAGAAATAAAGCTAATAGTTCTTTTCGTCTAGGGTCTTCTTTGGACATTTTTTGAAGTACGAGAGCAATATTACCTCTTAAAATACTTATATCTTTATGTCCTAAATCATAGCCTTCTTTCAGCTCCGGTATTAGCTTATTTCGTAGTCGATTTATTTGCCTAAAATTTTGCGTTTTCTCTTTTACTTGCTTTCCTGTTTTGAACGCAAACTTTTTTCCGTCATGTTCAAACATCTTATCCGCACTGGCCTCAAGGTCTTTTTCGGTCATTCCCATTGCTGCTCTATCATAAGAATCTACTAAACGGTTATATCTTTCTTCATATGCTTTATCTAGTAAAAGGATTTGTTTTACATCTGGATTTTTATCAACAAGTCTTCGTACATATTTTGAGCGTACACTCTTTCCATCAACTTGTTGCTGTACTACTTTGTCTAAATCTGTACGTGCCTTTGACAGATTAATCTTAGCCATTAGTAGTTTTTATACATATCCAGAACCCTTTTAATATGGTCTGGAAAGCCTACATTATCGTTTTGACTAGAAGTACTATTATTAGCAGTACTTGAGCCTTGCATAGTTTGACGAGCTTTATGCTCATCTTTATGATAATAAGTAATTAAATCGATTACAGCAAGCTGTAAGTCTGCTGGACAAGTCGCATACCCAGCCTTATAAATAATGCGTACAGAAGCAGGGCCTGTAGGCCAGCTCTTGGCATGACCAGAAGTATTAACTCTGTAGATACTATCTGTGTTTGAGTCTAAGTAGTACTCTGTTGCAGGTACAGTAGTGTAGCCTGCAGAAAAATCTTCTCGCTCTTCTACAGATACTATAGTATTTACAGGGCTTTCTGTTAGCTGTGATAAATTTGTTGACCAAGTAATGTTGAAAGTTTCGGTCTTATTAGCTGAGTAGTGGTCTACTATTGTATTCCCACAGTAAGTCTTTACTAAAGCACTTATAGAGACAATTAAATCATTTAAACGAGCATCATCCTTTGTACTTTCCATTTTTACGGAAGTTTTATAGTCGTCTAATGTTATTAAGTTTGCCATATTTTAAGTTCCTTAGTAAAAACTTAGGGGAGATAAACTCCCCCTCGTTTCTATACTTTTAAGTATTAAGCGATGTAGTCGATTTTCACTACTGGCTCGTGACCAGTTGCGCCTGCTACCAACTCTTCAAATCCAAGAGCTTGACTAGCAA